TGGCTACTATGCAGATGAAATTTATATGCTGCACAACACCTTTAAAGGGAGGGGGTAGAAATGGCAAGACCTGTTAAAGAGGGGTTAGACTATTACCCTTTAAATGCTGACTTTATGAGTGATATTAAAGTTAGAAGATTAATAAGGTCTTTCGGAAGTAAATCAATAGGGGTAGTAATAGCCTTGCTAGGTATGATTTATGGTGATAAAGGATATTACATACTACTAAATGATGATGTTGCTTTTATAATTTCAGAACAAACATTAGAAGATGAAGATCTAGTAAATCAAATTATAAATAAACTTATCGAAATAGAATTTTTTGATAAAAACTTATATGAAAAACATAGAGTTTTAACATCAAAAGGAATACAAAAAAGATTTATTTCAGCAACTGAAAGACGAAAAGATGTAAAGTTAATTACAAAATATAACCTAGTTAATGTAGACAATAACTCTAGTTCAGATGTAGTTAATGTATACAATAACCCAGTTAATGTAGACAATAACCCTAGTTCAGATGTAGTTAATGTATGCAATAATCAACAAAGAAAAGAAAAGAAAAGTAAAGTAAAGAAAAGTAAAGAAAAGGAAAGTAAAGAAAAACAAAGCAAAGAAAATACAGACGATAGCTGTAACGCTCCTAGTGCAGAGCGAAGAGTACGCACTTTTGCTTTTGAGTCTTTGGTCGTTGAAAAATACGGGGAAGACGAATGTTTGACAGATACTTTCAGGGACTTTGCAATAATGCGTAAGGCCATTAAAAAGCCACTTACAGAGCGAGCCACAAAGGTATTACTAGGCAAATTAGACAAGCTAGCAAATGGCGATAAAGAACTTGTTATTAAAATCCTAGAACAAAGTATTTTGAATAACTGGCAGTCTGTTTATGAGTTAAAGGATGGTGTTAATTATGGCAATAGCAGATATTCAAAGCCTAATGCAACAACTGCAGTCCAAACAAAGGACAAGTGGGATGAGTACGACTTCGGAGATAGTGGATTATAAATGCGAGAAGTGTAAGGATTTAGAATATATACCCACGATTATTGACGGCCAAGAAGTTATGATCGAGTGTAGTTGTAAGGCTAAAAATAATCACGAAAGGGCCTTGAAGTATTCAGGAATTTACGAAAAATTTAGATCTAAGACTTTTTCAAACTTTGAAGAGAATCCGGCCAATGAGGGAGTTAAGAAAGCTTGTATTGAATACGTCAAAACTAAGGCATATCAAGAGGGGGCAAGTATTATGATATTAGGCCGTGTAGGAAGCGGTAAGACGCATTTAGGCATGGCAATAGCTAATAACCTAATACATGACGGGGTCTTTGTAAAATACCTAGATTACAGGCAGTTTATAACTCTTATTAAGCAGATGATTACCGATAAAGAGGGTTATCAGGAACTCATAGAAAACGTTAAAAGGGCCGATGTATTATTCATGGATGATTTATTTAAGGGTGAGCCTACAGAGGCAGATAAAAAAATCCTATTCGAGATTATCAATGCTAGATACTTGATGAATAATCCTGTAATCATAACATCAGAGTTATTGCCTAGCGATATGATTAAGATTGATGAAGGGATAGTTAGCAGGCTAATGGAGATGTCACAAAAATATACGCTAATATCAACCGATAAAAACAAGAGGTTAGAGCATTGGCGAAAGAAAAAATAAAAAATTAAAACAAAGGGGAAAATGAAAAATGTATGTTAAAAACGCAATAATTCACTTAGTGGATAAGAGTATGGATGGTGCATTACTAAACAATGTTGAGTTACCGGTTAGAACTAATCAGGATGTTAATAGCATGGTAGAAAGCTTAGTTAGGTCGCTAATTAACAGCAAGTATACAAGGCCTTGTAAATATCAAGACTTTACTAATAGCGAGTTAAGGGCTTGTACGGAAAGCATGATATATAGCGATGAAGAATTTATCAACAACTCTAAGAAATTAGCAGAATTATTACATGCTACAAGTCGTGAGAATAATAGCATAGATAGTAATGATTTTTTAGTTGTTAGCTATAAGCATAAGGATAAGAATTATGTTGCAGGTATATGCCTAGAGTATACACAGATATTTACAAACAAGATCAGACATGATGACGGAAAGCCAATTATTGAGTTGTCGATAAACAACAAGGCACATCCTAAAAAGCCTAAATATAGCCTAGGTTTTACTTGTGGCCTATCAGGGATGAATGATACATGGGATGTACTAGCCCTAGATAGTGCTTTTGGAAAGGGGAAGAAAGCTGAATCAGACTTTATTAATGAATTTCTAAAAGCTGATGTTGTTGAGGATAGCAGGTTTTTAACAAATAAAATAATAGAATTGGTTAAAGGATGGGTTTCAGTTAACTATATAAATGATTTAAACGAGGGATTAAACATAATAAATGACTTACATTATAGCCTAACAGAGGGTAATGAGTTTAATTTTGAAATATTTGCAAAAAACTGTATTCATAATGACCTTAAAAGGAAAAACTTCCTGTTATTTATGTCAGAGAAAAAGATGTCAAAGGAATTTGATATAGATACACATTTTGCTGAAAGAAAATTAAAAAAAATCAAAATAAAAAATGATATGTGTACAGTCACAATAAAGAGTGAAGATTTGCAAAGGCTTAGATTTGAGGAAACAGAAAATTTATCAGCCAATGTAAAATTAATTGGTGTTGGAACATTTGAGTATATGTAACAGGGGATAGGGAGTATGGAGAAAAAAGAACTGAGCAGGAAAGACTGGATCATAGAATATCTTGAAAATAGCATAGATGATAATGCAGGTTTTAACCTTGAGTGGGAGCTGAAAAAAGACAATAAGACATTCATAACTAGCGTAACGAAAATAACTCCTAGTATGCTGCAAGATACACTTAAATTCGTACTAAACGAGTTAGATGAAGATTTAAACTATATAGGTAATGATGAGATTGGTGCAGGCTTTACAGCAAGGATAAAAGGTTGGCAGATGTTTGATGTTGAGGAGTGGTAAATATGATACTTCGGACTAAAAATAACCCTTGTTACAGGTGTAAGGATAGGGAGTTGTATTGTCATGATAATTGCTATAGGTATGCAACATATAAGCAGAAAATGGAACGTGCCAGCAAGGTAGCTAGAGAGCATAAGGAAATTAACAACTATATCCATACTGTTGTTTGTGCAACAAGAAACGGCCAAAGACGATTTAATACAAAAATGGGACAAAAATAAAAGATACATTTATAGGGGATGTTTAGTTATGAAATATAAAAGAAAGTGTAAATACTGCGAAAACAAAGAAGGACATATATTAGAACAAAAGAAAAATCTGATTTATGTAACTTGTGGAGTATGTGGAGAAGTTATAGACATTGTAGGGGGTAGGATGGCCAAGCAATTAAAAGAAAAACTAAAAGGAGTTGTTTAGTATGGGTAATTACAGACAATTTAACAGCCTTGAATTTGGATTAATTAGGACAGTTACAGTAAATAACGAGCCTTATTTTGTGGGTAAGGACATAGCTTGTGCATTAGGTTATTCTAATCCAAGTAAAGCCTTGACGGACCATGTAGACCCTGAAGATAAACTCAATAACGATTCGTTATCGAGTTTAGGCCAAAGGGGTGGTTGGCTTATAAATGAATCAGGGATGTATAGCCTAATTATGGGAAGCAAGTTAGAAAAGGCAAAGAAGTTTAAGAAGTGGGTGACTAGTAAAGTGTTACCGGATATACGCAAGACTGGAATGTATGCCACAGATGAGCTTTTAAACAATCCTGATTTACTAATCAAGATGGCCACGCAACTAAAAGAGGAAAGACAAGCAAGGCAAGAGTTGGAACATATCAACCAAGCTAATCAACCCAAGGTACTATTTGCCGATAGTGTGGCCAGTAGCAGGCAGACGATATTAATAGGAGACCTAGCTAAGCTAATTAAACAGAACGGCTATGATATAGGACAAAATAGGTTGTTTGAGTGGTTAAGAGCCAATGGATACCTGATAAGTAGAAGTGGTGAAAGTTATAATATGCCAACGCAGAGAGCTATGGACTTAGAACTATTTGAGGTTAAGGAAAGAACGCATTTAAATCCTGATGGGTCAGTAAGGTTGACCAAGACTACTAAGGTAACTGGCAAAGGTCAAGTATACTTTATAAATAAGTTTTTACAAAATTAAATAAAGTGGCAGTCAACTAATGGTTGATAACCAAAGAAACAATATAGGGGGGCGATATTCATGGAAACAAGTGAAATACTATTAAAACAAACTAAAGCAAAGGCATACTGTTACGCTATTAAATATTTAGAATGTGTAATACACCAAAATGGCAAAATACTATCTTTAGAAAGAGAAAAACAAGACTTAAAAGATATAAAAATGCTACAAGATTTAGAAAAAAGATTAGATGGGGTTGATATACCATCCGATTGGGAAATGAGGAGAATACCATTTTAAGAGAGGTTAATTAAATGAATAATGATATAAGAAAACTAGTAGATGACAACTGGGACGAAATAAAAGAACTGATAGTCCAAAAAGCAGAGGCAGAGCAGAAGCCTAAGACTATATGGGATTTAGATACTGTAAATAGAGTAGAAGAATATTATTACATAACGGAAGACGGAGAAATTGGAACAACTCACTTTGATAGTTTGTATGATGAAAACGCTAGAGATGTAGGGAATGCATTTTTAACTAAAGTGGAAGCTGAATTTGAAGTCGAAAAACGTAAGGTTGAGGCTATCCTAAGGAAGTATAGCAGGCCTTTTAAAAGTGGTGAAGACAATTATGTAGTTATGTGTGATACCGAAAATAACATGATGCTTGTACGTGTAGCACAATTTCACAATTCAGGTGGTCCAGTCTTTGCAAACAAAGAAGTAGCAGAGAAAGTAATTAATGAAATAGGTAAAGATAGACTTAAAAAATACTGGTTTGGAGTTAAGTAAAGGAGAAGATAATATGCAAGTGGTATTTCAATGGAGTCCTCATAGTATACTGAGACTAATGATTAGATTATATTATGAGAATGAAATGAGTCAGATGAACCATGATGATGTATCAATTGAGTTTAAATCTGCCATGTGTGATTTCATATCAGATGATAAATTAGATGATGATTACTTAGATAGCCTTATACAGCATATCTACCCTAATACTACAGATATAAGTATAGAGAGTAGTGATAAAGAAAAGTTATGGAAGGCTATAGCAGTATCCGATAAATTCATAGAACATATGAGAGGCTGTCATTTGCTAGATTCATCAGTATATGACAAACATAGACAAGCAGAGTATCCTTGTGAGTTCGGTGAACATTGTCTAGGTATAGTGTCAGCATTACATTATGCAGGTATAGATACTCATAATATTATGCTATGTGATAGATACATAGATAGCAATATACTAATAAGAGGTACAAATCAAGGTAAAAGTGTGAGAGAGGTGCTGCAAGGTGTAGATTTATCTACTATACCTGACCTTAGACCTGAACTAATAATTAAGCCTTTAGATATTAGCAAGTTCATATTAAATTACATAGATACATATTGTATGAAGAATTTGGAGGAGCTAGATGATTAAAAGAAAGGGGATTTTAATAGTAAATTTAATGGGTTCTCCAGGAGCAGGAAAATCGACAAAAAAGGGAGTGTTAAAAAGGCATGAGAAGACACTTATACAATAATAGTAAAGGTGAGTTATATAGCTTAGACAAATATATTCCACCTGCATATTTATATACAAAAGAATATAGGAACTATATAGGTAGCGTAAACATTCATGATGAACGTGAATTAGAAAACTTCTTAGAAACAATAGTTTCATGTGGAGAATACACAGAAGAAGATATATTGAAAGCCTTAAAAGTTGAAAAATACCAATTAATATCTAAAAAATTAAAAGACTTTATAGAAGCACCTGAAAGCGGTACAAACGAAACAATACAAAATGTAATTGACAATATCATCAATGAACTAGGCGGAGATAGTTATTGTTGTACAGTTTACGACAATTTGAATGAGTGCGATATCTGCAACATAGGAGATTTTAGCGATAAACTATTTCGCAATATCGTTGAAAAAATCATTAATGTAATAAAAACGTTTGAAGAAGAGAGGTCGAACTAAATTGATAGGAAGAATTTTCAAAGCATATGAAAGAAATGGATTAATTTATAGAATTAGTGAAGATAAAGAAATAGAGATCCTTAGTGCGAATAGTCTAGCAAGCATAGAACTTACTGGAATGACTAAAGATAAGAAAACAAATCTACTTCAAAACGCTAAAGAAGATAAGCTGTTTACTGAAGAAGGTATAGAAAGTTTAGGGAAATTAGTTAAATTTGAAGAGTTAGAAGAATTGTTTAAGGAGAATGATGATGAATAATGTTGTTATAGTTGGAAGATTAACTAAAGATCCTGAACTTAAATATTTAACATCAGGAACAGCAGTAGCTACATTTACAATGGCTATTGATAGAGATTATAAGAATAAGGATGGGTCCATTACTACAGACTTCATACCAGTAGAGATTATGGGTAAGCCTGCAGAGTTTGTAGCTAACTACATCACTAAGGGAAGATTGGTAGCCATTCAAGGATCTGTTCGAGTTGATAGGTACGAAACACCGGATGGCGAAAAAAGGACATTCACAAAGGTGGCGGGCAGAAATATACAGGCATTAGAAAGCAAGTCAAAGGTTGAACAGGGCGAACAGGCACCGCAGGAGTCACCGGCCGAGTTTAGTGCTGTAGATGATGACGATGTACCATTCTAAATAGGAGCAAAAAAATGAAAAATGTACTTAAGTATCCAGGAAGTAAAAATAGAATAGCCAAGTGGATTTGCGATATGATTCCAAGTCATGAAGTTTATTTAGAACCATTTTTTGGTGGTGGAGCAGTATTTTTTAATAAAAAACCTGCAAGAATTGAAACGATAAATGATATATCATCAGAAGTATATAACTACTTTAAGCAACTAAGAGAAAATCCTGATGAATTAATTAAATTGCTATCATTGACTCCGTATTCAAGGCAAGAATATGAAGGATCCTTTAATGAAAGTGATACAGAGATTGAAAGAGCAAGAAAATTTGCCGTAAGGTGTTGTCAAGGCTTTGGGTGTTCTAATAAATACAAAAATGGATTTAGAAGTTCTAAAGGGAAGATGTCCCCAGTAACAACTAAATTTTGGGGACAATTTCCAACAGTTTTAATGCAAGCAACTGAAAGATTAAAGCAAGCACAAATAGAAAATAAAGATGCTATAGAGTTAATTGAAAGTTATAACAAGGAAGAAGTTTTTATATATGCAGATCCACCATATCTATTAAGCACAAGAAAAAATTATTTATATGAACATGAAATGAAAGATGAAGAACATATAAGACTGCTTAATGTGTTAAAGAAACACAAGGGTAAAGTTATGATATCTGGATATGAAAATGATTTATATAACGAAACATTGATTGGGTGGTATAAATGCACCAAAAATACAACTGCAGAAAGTGCAATTAAGAGAACTGAGGTTGTTTGGATGAATTACGAACCATTTGAACAGCTAAAGATGAATATATAAAAAGCTGTTATACAAGGGGGGAAATAATGCCGTGAATTTATTTGATAAGAAAGCAACTGGGGCCAATATACGGAAGATTAGGGAGTTTTACTCCCTATCCGAGGACCAGTTTGCAGAACAGTTAAAAGTAAAGGTTGCACAGCTTAGGCAATGGGAACAGGGGAAGAACCTACCTAATGCTAAGGTACTAGATAGGATATTAAATTTTAAACCTATACTAAATGCTAAACAACGCAGTAAGCTTGTTAAGAAAGTTAAGGATGGCAAGCAACCTAAAGAGTTACATATGCGTTTAATATCGGATGAAGATATAAATCGTATTGTACAAGAAAAATCAGAAGAACAATTCGACATGGTATTTCTAGCCTTAACATCCCTATCATTACAGGCACTATCAGATATGGGGTGGGGAAAGACTAGGTTAAACAGGTTTATAACTGAACAATTGAAGTTATTAAAGAGTGCTGAACAGGACTCAAATAGAATAACAGATATACAAAATAGGCTGTATAGGAAGTATGGAATAAAGGTATATTATGACATGGGAAAAGGATGTATTTGCAGAGAAGGAGACAAATAAATGTTAGATATAAAGATACAGAAGATTAGGGATAACGCAATATTACCAAAATACGCACATGGTTTAGAGGATACAGGGGCAGACTTATTTATAAGCAATATAAAGGCTTTAAATAATGAGGGCGAGTTTGAGGAAATAAAAAATCCGGATGGCTACTCAATAGCACCATTTAAAACTGTATTATGCGGTGTAGGGTTTAAAATCGCTGGCCCTATTGGATATGATATACAGATTAGGCCAACATCAGGCAATAGCCTTAAAACACCATTAAGAATACCTAATAGCCCTGCTACTATAGATAGTGGGTTTAGAGGTGAGGTTGCTGTAATCATTCAAAACGTATCAGACAAGTATTACAAGATAAAAATAGGGGACAAGATAGCCCAGATGGTAATAGCAAAGGTAGAGCATGCCAATTTCATTGAGTCTGACACGCTAGAAGCGTCTGTAAGGGGTGATGATGGCTATGGTAGTACTGGAATAGCAGGAGAGAGTGAAAAATGCACAGAAAAGCCGAAAAAACTATTTAAGGATGATGCTGATAGACCTACAGGAAAAGAAGAAAAAGAAACGGATGTTAAACCTAGATATAATGTTGGAGATGTTGTTATTATAAGAAATGATTTAAAGGTAGGGGCAATGTATGATGGAATAACTTTCAATTCTTGTATGGATGAGTTAAAAAATAATGCTCATAAAATAGAGAAATTAAAGAACAGAATCATTGGAAATGGATATACATACGTTATAAATGGTTGGCATATATCAGAGTTAATGATAAATCATAAGGAAACAGAAGAATTTAAAAGGTTTTGCGATTTTATGGACTCCGCATTATATACCAAAAGAACAGAGCCTAATATAGATGGTATGTTAGCGACAATGTTATTAGGTACGCTGGTTAATAGTATGAAATAGTATAAAAATACATAAAAGAAAGAGGGATGATATCATTGACTGGTAAGCGTTGGAAGAAAGAAGAGCTAGACTTTGTATTAAATAATCTTCATCATGATATAGATACTCTTGTTGCCTTATTTAAAAAAGAGGTAGGGGATACAAGGTCTTATGAAGCCATAAGAGAAAAAAGAGTTAGATTAATAAGAGAACATAACTTGCAGGAGGTATTCGGCAATAGAAGTAATAATGCTTTTGTGTGGACCGAGGAAGAGGATGAACTAATTAGAAACAATATAGATGACAACCAAAACGAATTATATAAGAAGTTTTTAAATAAGTTTGGAAATATTAGAAGCAGGTCAGCAGTTATCGTAAGAAGATGTAACATGAGGAAACAAAAGGTAGAACTGGATAAAAAAGAAGAACTGCAAAAAGAGTTCGGCATTAACAATGAAAGAAGAAAATGGCTAATAAAAAGAAATCGAAGAAATGCTATGTTAAAGGATTTTAGCGATTTAACTGTTGGTAAGGAATACCGAGTTAAAAGTAATGAGGCAGGATCTAAATGGATAACCGGATCATATTTATATACAAATGACTTTAATGTTTATTTCAGGACTAACTATGGTTATATTGAAGCCTTTCCAAGAAACAGAAATCTTATTCGTATAAAAGATATAAATACAGGAGATATTGTGTCTAGGCCTATAAATTTTAGTCAAAAAGACAGAGTTTAAAGGGGGAATTAATGATTAGATGGTCGGAGGAAGAATATAAAAATCTAATGATAAAAAAAACCGGCAAGATGCCAGCTAAAAGGAAAAAAGAGAATAAGTATAAAAATACAAAAGTAATCTATAATGGGATAAAGTTTGATAGCAAGAAAGAATGTAATAGATATATAGAGTTGTCTAGGCTAGCTAGTACGGGTTGTATTAGCGATTTAAGACTACAAGTACCATTTGTACTACAAGAAACATTTAAGGACAATACAGGGCGTACAGAACGGTCCATAAAGTACCTTGCAGACTTTGTATATAGTAAGGGGAGTAAGAAATATATTGAGGATGTTAAATCACCTATAACACGCAAAGAGCCAACCTATATTATCAAAAGGAAGTTATTAAAATATAAATATCCTGAATATACATTTATTGAAGTTTAAGACAAAAATAGACCGGATTACTCCGCAGTAGTCCGGTCAAGTGTTAAATAGATACATTTTTTATTGTTTTTCAAGTATAGTATATAAAATCATACTAAATAAAACAATGGGGAATGTTAAAAAAACAATAATTATTGATATTTAGCACAATAAATCAATAAACTTAACGGCCAATATGTGGATAATTGAGTTGTGTATATGTATGTTTGTTATACCTTAATTATAAGGCATATACAGAACTAATATAAGTTACTATTTGTAGTAGATAGGTAAATTGATTAGTACAAAAATATAAAGGAGATGGGATATATGGATGTGATTATTAGACATAAAGAAAATATATTATTTAACCCAGACGCTATTTATTCTGAGGGAGTAACAGTTAAAGCAAAAAAGGGGCTAGATTACTACATATTATGTGAATATGAAGATGTTGAATCTGCAGAAAGACTAGTTTCTGCGATATGGTCGCAGTTAAGTGAATATAAATATAAAGATAAAGTAGTGTTTATATCTATTAAATAAAAAGGGGGATGGAATAATGGCATACTTTCACGAGAATTTAAGGTATCACGAAGATACAAAAGTTAAAAGGGCAATAAGCAAGGATGATATAGACTTTTTAAAAGCACTACAAAAGGAGAGAAACACACAAGATAATTGCGAGACTGCTGATGTTAGAACGTGGGTTATAAAAGATAGAAATGATACAGTTACAGAAGAAGGACATGAGGATTATTATCTTTTATATGATTCTGAAAACTACAACAATCTAGACTTAAAGGATATATATGACATTTTAAAAGCTTTAGAATTTGAAACAGACTACTATACAGAAGAACTTGTTATAGAAAATTTAAATTTTGAAAATGATGTAATCACATTTACATATTTTGGTCGCAAGTCAAGTATATCAAAAGATAACAATAATAAAGGCGGTATTATTATAAAAGGTGTATGTGTGGGTGAATTAATATCGTTTTTTAATGATAATTTCTATGAGATGGTTATAGTAAATATGAGAGTAGGTTGGAAGCATGAATTTTGTTTCTTAACTCAAAAGGCAGCCGAAAACTACTTAAAGAGAAAGGGGCATAATCACTCAAAAGACGCACATACATATTGTATATGTACATACGAAGATCCGGAAATTGCCAAGTTAATGGATATCATAGAGAGTACAGACTGGGATAGCGTTAATACAACAAAAATAACGGAAAATAAGGAGTTTGTACATAACACTATCCTAACAGCTTGCGAATTAGCATTAAAATATTGTAATACATATGCAGGAGATGATGAAGAATTGCCTTTTAATGCACAAGATATAAAAGATATTAAGTTATTAAGAAAGCTGGAAATAGAAAGAGGATAAAGATGGAACTACTATTTAAACACAAGTTAAAGACATATGTATTAGCCTTAATATGTTCTTTTGGATTAGGTTGTCTAGTTGGATATATAAAGGTTGAGTATATAGCAAAAACATATATAGGTACAGTAATTAAAAAAGATTATTCGCCTAGTGTAGTTAAATACGAAAAGTATGAAGAGGTGGTAGATGGTAAGGTAATGCAAAGTAAAAAGCCGGAAACATACCCTGAACAGTATTCATTCTTACTAAGAGATATATTTGGTGGTCAGACAACCGTATTCGTTACTAAGGAAGAGTATAAGCAGTTTGAGGTCGGGGACAAATATAGAAGATAGATGATTTATGTATGTGTTATGTTTGTATAGGATGGTGACTAAGTGAGAGATTATCAAAGAGTTAAGAAGAATAAATACAAATTGCCAAGAAGTGCCTATAATAGAACCTTATGGGCTATTAGGGACTATGACAGGATGAAAGAAGAGGTTAATAGTCTAGTAGAAATAA